AACTAGTACATTGGCAGTTACCGGCTCACGAGCTTCAGTTCCAAATGCTGATAAAGTTACAGCACAAGATTACGAAAACCTATATATTGATTTAATAAGAACACGATCACACCAAGTAGGTGCTACAGTTGCTATTGATGAATTTGTAATTGGCGACTATAATACAAACACAGCAACCGCCGACAAAATTGAAGAATCGTATATACAAGGATTAGAGTCTTTAGGAAATAATATTATAACTGACAGATTCCTAGTTGATTCTGCTAATTTAACCATTGAAGCTTTGCCAAGTGCGTCTAGTACTAGACCCGAAACAGGTACATGGTTAACTGAAATTAGTACTATTTTTAAAATTGTATTTCCAACTGCTGAACAAAGGCGTCATTATTTTAACGCAGGCGGCGAAATACGCTTTAGCGCATCAGTAGGATATACAGGTAGTCAACCTAAATCAGTTGATTGGCAAACAATATTAAATAGTATGGGAACAACAAGCTTTAAAGGTGAAAACACTGTTAATAATGCAGGTGTTGGTACAGGATCTAATATAGGAAGTTTCGATCTTAATACAAGTTACCAGCTAGTTTATTCAAGAAATAGTAGTGCTGTATATGCTAATAATGAATACAGAATATATGCTGCTGAGTCTGCAACAAGTGACGGAACATCTACAATAATTTTTAAAGTACAATACATAGACGGTACTCCAACTGATCCAACTTACGGAACTGATGAAGTTGTATATGGAAGATTTAACAGCATTATAGAAACTGCAAGAGCAAACAGTTCAATAAACATTAACGGCACACTACATAATGCAGTAGGTATTACTACAACACCGACAGCTATACTAACTCGACCACTTTCCTAACCAATCTCCGCTTGACAAAGCCTTAATTTTAATATATACTAGTAGTAATAATAAACTAGGAGTTTAACTATGGATGAGCGTTTAGAGAAAGCACTAGACTTTTCTAATTACATGCTAACACTCAACAATCAAAAACGATTGTTAGCAGAAAAATATCAAGAATCATTAATACACTTTTATAGCGGATCACAGTTTACAATTACCCGTGAATTAATTACGTTTGTAAGTACAATGGTACATGCAGAACAAGATGAAATTATTATTACTGATGATAACGGTATTCCGTGTATGGTAGAAGACTTGAGTGTCTTTTACGGACACATTATGGATATTTATACTACATCATCTAATGATTATCATACCCAATACTTAAAACTTAAACAGAGCAGAAGCGTAGAGAAACTTGTCAATTATGAGTAAAGGCGTATTTTTAATTGCTCGAAACAACGGTGAAATCGACTATGCAAAACAAGCAGTATTCCTTGCCAGACGAATAAAAAAGTATCTAGGTGTACCTGTAACTTTAGCTACGGATAGTGAAGAGTACATAACATCAGATTATGGCACAGATGACTTTGATAATATTATTACATTACCGTATGTTGATGATAGAAATATGCGATATTTCTTTGACGGTTCTTTAACTAAAAAAACAGCAAGTTTTAAAAATAGTAATAGAGCAAATGTATACCGGCTTTCGCCGTATGATGAAACATTGTTAATGGATACTGATTACATTATATCAAATGATTTATTAAAAGGATGCTTTGGATCTAAATCAGACTTTATGATATACAACACATCAGACGATATTGCAAAAGTGCGTAATGAAGCAGAGTTTGATACTATTAGTAATGCTAGTGTTGACTTTTATTGGGCAACTGTTGTATACTTTAAAAAGACAGAAACTAACCGTGTATTTTTTGACTTAGTTAAGCATATTGAAGACGAGTGGAATCATTATAGGCGTGTGTACCAAATAACTTCTAGTTTGTTTAGGAATGACTTTGCTTTTAGTATTGCAATTCATATGATGAATGGATTTCAAACAGGAACTTTTGCACAGCAATTACCAGGTAGTATGTTATACACTACAGATAAAGATATTCTGTGGCAATTAAATGAAGATGAAATGATGTTTTTAGTAGAAAAAAACGGATACCTTGGCGAATTTACTGCATTGAAAACAACAGGACAGAATATACACGTAATGAATAAAATTAGTCTTGATAGAATAATTGATCGGGAGTTTGCAAATGACTAAAGGAATTGTAGTTCTTGCACAAAACAATGAAACTGATAATTATGTAGAGCAAGCTGCTTTATTAGCAATGAGCTTGCACACGTACAACAATGCAAAAATTAGTTTAATTACTAATGACGAAGTGCCACAAGAATACATACGTCTTTTTGATAAAATTATTCCTATTCCGTTTGGCGACAGTGCTAAAGATAGTGCGTGGAAAATAGAAAACCGTTGGAAGATTTATCATGCTAGTCCGTATGATGAAACAATTGTAATGGACACTGATATGCTAGTGTTACAAAACATTGATGTATGGTGGAATTTTCTTTCTAATTACGAAATGTTTTTTACTAATAAAGTATTAACATATAGAGGCACAGTTGCTGACACTAGTTATTACAGAAAAACGTTTATAGCAAACAATCTTCCTAATTTATTTGTAGGATTACACTACTTTAAGAAGTGTGATTTTGCACAAGAGTTTTATACTTGGTTAGAATTAGTAGTTAACAACTGGGAAACATTCTACGAACAACATTTAGAGGGCGCCACTCGTCCTAAGCATGTAAGTATTGATGTATGTTCAGCAATTGTAGTAAAGCTATTAGATTGTGAAACATCTGTAACAAACAAAGTTTCTAAATTTCCAAGCTTTACTCATATGAAACCATATTGCCAAGGCTGGAACGAAGTACAATCTAGCTGGCAAAATCAAGTAGGTGTTTATATTTCAAAAGACGGCAGTATAAAAGTTGGAAACTATGCACAGACTGGAATATTGCATTATACAGAAACAGATTTTATAGAAAAATCGCCAGCACTAGAAAGATACGGGAATTTAATAAATGTCTGATTTACAAGACTTACTTAAAAAAATTAAAGCTGGACCAGTTAGTACACAGTCGTATGTATACTACAACAAAGAAGATGGCAAAATACATAAAATTAGCTCAACTAATGTTTTACAAGAAGGGCTTGAAATTTTTGAAATTGATAATGAAGAAGTTAAGCCTATTCTTTCTGGACAACGTCGAACTGAAGAGTTTACTATAACATACGATATAAGTTCTAAACAAATAAGATTAAAAGAAGTATCGTATGATGACAATCAAAAAACAGCAGATACAATGACGTATCAGTTGCCTGTTATTAAGAATACATTTGACGGTCATTTTTCAGTAACAAGTGTATTTGAAGGAATTGACATATGTATCTGGGATATTACAAAAAGTTATATTGAAGGTGAGTTCGTTTGGCATAATGAAATAGTTTACAAACTTAAAACTAATATTGAGCTAGGCACAGAATTTGATACTACTGCGCATAACATATTAGAAGATGATGTAATGTTAACAAACTTGCCAACACAAAGCCATAGTGCAACAAAAATAGTTATGAAACCTGAGTATGAGGGTGTTCATGTTGATGTATGGTATAAAGCCTTAGAGCATCAAGCAGGTCAACATGTATGGCTAAATGGCAATGTTTATAAAATATTAGAATACGCAGAAGCAGACACTGAATTTACAATGAAAAATGTAGAAGTTATTATTGGCGATGTAAATTTATATGCTGACGAAAATAAATTATTAAAAACTATCAATAACATTAATCCAGGCGATATTATACTAAAATATAATAGTATATACAGTATTCAAGAAGAAGAAGAAAAATTTGATAAAGATAAAAGTAGTATTTTCTTTTATAATTCACTTTCTACTTTGCTATATTACAACAATAAAAACTGTTTAGAAATTGATTTAACTGGAGAAACTGGAAGTGTTGATTCAAACGACATGCGATTAATGTTATCTGAAACTACAGATTTAAAAAACGGCCAAACAATATTATGTGGCAAATCTTTGTATCAAATTGCAGTAGACAAAGAGTACGATATTATAGTGCAACAAAATACACTTTCTAAATCATGGTCTTTATCACTTAATCCTTATACTAAAAAGTTTTTACAAACTAGTGGTTATAGATCTGATGAAACATTATATTTTAGTGTTACAGCAAAGTATGATCCTAATGTGTTATACCGAAGCTTAGAGTTTACAGTAGGTGATTTATTATCAGATGCTTCATCTGTCATTCCGTTCATATTTGAATCAGAGGCAGACTCTAAGGATGTAAGTATATACACAGCAAAATATTTTGACAGTTACGCACACGAGGTTGTATGATGTCCCAGAAATTTAAACCAATTGACTATGATATCATTTATCTTAGTTACGATGAACCTAATGCAGAAAAAAACTATGCAGATTTATGCAAGAAAGTTCCTTGGGCTAAACGTGTACACGGAGTAGATGGCAGCGATGCTGCACACAAAGCTTGTGCAGAACTAAGTGAAACAGATCGCTTTATTACAGTAGATGGCGATAATAGAATTCGAGAAGAGTTTTTAAATCAAGAAATAGATTTTGAAGAACATGCAGATTTAAAAAATACTGTAATTAGTTGGTGTGGCCGCAATGAAATAAACGGATTAATGTATGGCAACGGTGGATTAAAATGTTGGCCTAAGCAGTATGTACTGAATATGCGTACACATGAAAATGCAGATCCTAATAATGCACATGCACAAGTAGATTTTTGTTGGGACGCAAAATATATCCAAATGAATAGTTGTTATTCGGATGTATACAACAACGAAACTGCTGGACAAGCGTGGAGAGCAGGCTTTAGAGAAGGCGTAAAGCTTGCAACTGATCGCGGCGCTAGAATTACACCAGAAGAACTTAAAAACAATCACTGGCGTTGCTTGCACTGGCTTTACATTTGGGCTATGGTGGGAGCAGACATTGAAAACGGTCTATGGGCAATATACGGTGCTAGAGAAGGTTTGTATATGACAATGTGTACAGACTGGGATTATGTTCAAGTAAGAGACTTTAAATATTTAAACAAGTATTGGGATAAAACAGTTAGTGTACATATAAATGACGACAACTTGTTAGAATCAATTCAACGGTTAGGTAACAGTCTTATTGATGAATTAGACGTTCCTATTGCAAGCAATCCATTAGATGCCCAGCAAAGTAAGTTCTTCAAAGCAGTATATCAACATCCGTCGAGGACAGATCATCAAAGGTTTATAGAAAAGTTATGAGCAACGAAACCGACAGAATACAAAATGTAAAAGACATTACTAATACTATAAGTCCTACTTTTTGTTTAGCCAAGTGGCATCACACTACAATTTATTTACATACCGGCGACACACACAGTTGTTATCATCCATCACCTCATCATATACCGCTTGAAGAAATTGAAAAAGATCCTTCGGCACTTCACAATACAATAGAAAAGAAAAAAGAACGTGCATTAATGTTAATAGGTGAACAGCCTAAAGGATGTCAGTACTGTTGGAATGTTGAAAAGCTTAGTGACACACATATTAGTGATAGACATGAGCGCAATGCAGGCATTTACAATCAACACAGACTAGAAGAAATTGTTAATAGTCCGTGGGACTTTAATATTAACCCTGAATACATTGAATTAGCATTTAGTAATGAATGTAATTTTAAGTGCGGATACTGTCATCCTATGGCTAGTAGTTCATATGACGCAGAAATAAAGAAGCATGGTCCTATGCCAGTTAAAAATCACACATTAAATGTTGATTGGTTTAAACCTTATGCTGAAGATGAAAATCCTTACATAAAAGCTTGGTGGAAATGGTGGCCAGAAGTAAGTAAAACACTAAACATTCTTCGTCTTACTGGCGGAGAGCCTCTAATGCATAAAAGCACTTGGAATTTATTTGAACGTTTAAAAGAAGATCCTAAACCCCAATTAGAAATAAATTTGAATAGTAACCTTGGCATTAAAGAAGCAATGGTTAAAAGATTAGCAACAAATGTTAAAGAATTAAAAGATGATAAAAAGATTAAAAACTTTAAATTATTTTCTAGCTTAGATTCGTGGGGTCCTCGGGCAGAGTATATACGCACAGGATTAAAACTAGATTTATGGGAAAAGAATTTAAATCATTACATATCAATAACAAATGCTCCAGTTAGTATCATGTGTACATTTAATATTTTAAGTGTAACTTCGTTTACACAATTTTTACAGAAAATTTTAGATTGGCGAACACAGTATCAAGCAACAATGAATCCAGGAGGATATGGAAGACGTATTAGATTTGATACTCCTTATCTAAAAGAACCATTACAATACGATATGATGATATTGCCTAAGGAAGAATTTTTGCCGCACTTTGATAAAATATTAGAATTTATTAACGATAACAAAGATGACAACGATGCTACTAAGTTTACAGAACTAGAGTATCAAAAGTTTCGTCGTGTGCGTGATTACTTTGCTACAGCTAACTATGATGAAAAAAGAGTTAAAGAAGGTCGTATAGATTTTTATAATTGGTTTAATGAGTATGATCGTAGGCGCAATGTAAACTTTTTAGAAACGTTTCCTGAAATGGAAAACTTTTATAATCACTGCGGCGAATTAGCAGAAATTGCAAAGTCTCAACCAGAGTCAGATTAACGATATGTTTTACTACTAAATACTATTATATGCTACTATAATAGAAAGGACGTATATTGGAACATGTAACAGACGTATTTGGTACTGAAATCTTTAAGAACGCTTCTGAGTTTAAATCAGCTAAGCCAATACCTTTAGGTATTATGGATAACTTCCTCCCAAAAGATCTTGCACTAAGCATGTACAACGAAAGCCAAACTATTCCTGACGAGCATTGGAAGACGTTTACAAGAAACGGCAGCCATATGATGGAAGTAAACAAGATGGAGTTAGCGCCAATTGCGTTTAACACACTTAATTATTTTCATAGTTCAAATTTTTTAAAATTGCTTTCAGAGTATACAGGAATTACAGGACTAATTCCCGATCCGCATTTAATAGGTGCAGGCTATAGTAAAAGTTTTAACGGTGATATGCTAAACGTACATACTGATTTTAATTGGAACGATCAACTTCAATTACATAGAGTATTAACATTTACTTTGTACTTGACACCTGATTGGCAAGTAGACTGGAAGGGTGCATTAGATTTTTATGATAATAAAAAAGAAAATATTGTAACAACTGTAGATACGTTGTTCAATAGATGCGTAATTTGGCAATATAATAGATTTGGATATCATGGTTATGCTGAACCAATAGAGTGTCCAGTAGATAAAAATAGAACAACTTTTAGGTTATTTTACTATACTAGTAACAGCACACATTTACCAGACGATCCACCTCACAGAAGTTTATATTGGATTGATGATATATCAAAAATACCTTATGATAAAAGGACACAAGAATGAAAATATATACTAAGACAGGCAAAACAAGCATGTATTTTGACGAAAGTATAGTAGAGGTTGCTTACTCTAGGCATCGCTTTGAGCAAGGATCAGTATTTTGGCATGATCAACATGACGCCGCGCAACATCGTTTATATTTTAATGACTTTTTAGATTACTCTATATCTAAACACCTACGTCGTGATCCTACTTCTAAAATTCTTTTATTTTACGGTGATGAGTATTTTAATAAAATTGACATAGAAATTATAGCTAAAGCTTTAATAGAAACAAAAGTACCAGCTAATCAACTTTACATTATATGCATTGACGAAAACTTTAAAAAATGGGCTGGCGATATGTTTACTGAACTTGGATTGCCTAATGTAAATATTACTGCACTAAATGTGTTAATGAAAAGAGTTGTTGCACCGCCACTAACACCTACACCAATGAAGTATAGGTTTAGTACTTTTAGTAGAAATTATCTTAAATTTAGATTACAACTTTTTTGTGAGTTAATTAAAAAAGATATATTAAAAAACTTTGATTATACATTTAACAACATTATGCCTTATGGTGAAGTTATTACATTTTCACATGATGAGATGCTTACACATGCAGAAGAAATGGGCTACAGTCGTACTCCAGAATTAACTAACTGGATGTCTAAAGTGCCGTATACTTTAGAATCAACTAACCAATATGGTAACGGCTGGCAAGATAAAATGGCAACAGGAATATACGATAAACTTGCATCAGCAGGTATTAGTGTTATAATAGAATCGCATTTTGATCCTTTTTGGAACTTTAAAGGTCATTCATACGAAGATTTTAGAAAATTTAGTCCTGCATTTCCAACAGAAAAAACATACAAAACTATAGGATGTACTAAACCGTTTATGGTAGTTTCTACCCCAGAATTCTTAAAAGAATTTAAACAACTGGGATATAAAACGTTTCATCCGTATATAGACGAAACATACGATACAATTGAAAATGACAATGACCGTATGAAAGCAATTACGTCTGAAATAGAAAGACTATCGAATTTATCAGATCAAGAGTTTGCCGAAGTGGTTACAAAATGTACAAAGATTGCTAAACACAATGCACAAGTTATGCAAACTAAGCAAGCAAACTATTCTTTTCCACTAGAATTTAAATGGGCAGAAGAAATAATGGTAGATACTTTTGCAAAACCTAGAGTAACATAATATGCACATTTTTATAACAGGTATAGCTGGCTTTTTAGGAAGCCATTTAGCAGATCGCATGATTGAATTAGGTCATGAAGTTTCAGGCAATGATACTCTTATCGGCGGCTATGAAGATAATGTAAATCACAAAGCTACTTTATACAAAGTAGATTGTTGTGATAGAGAGCGCATGGCTGACATAATGAAAGGCGTTGATATTGTTGTACATACTGCTGCAACTGCTCACGAAGGACTAAGTGTAGTAAGTCCAGATTTTATTACTAAAAATATATTTCAAGCAACTGTAGCTACAGTTAGTGCAGCACTAGAAAATAAAGTAAAACGATTTGTGTATTGCACTAGTATGGCACGATACGGCGGACAAACAATTCCATTTCATGAAGAACAAACTCCTGCGCCAGTTGATCCTTACGGCATTGCAAAAGTAGCAGGCGAACAGGTATTAATAACACTTAGCGAAGTGCATGGAATGGAGTGGAATATTGCTGTTCCTCATAATATAGTTGGACCAAGGCAACGATATGATGATCCGTTTCGTAATGTAATGAGTATAATGATTAATAGAAACTTACAAAGCAATCCTTCTATTATATACGGTGACGGCTTACAAACAAGATGTTTTAGTTATGTTGATGATTGCATACAGTGTCTTGAAAAACTTACATTAGATAAAACTATTATAAACCAAATTATAAATATTGGACCAGATGAAGGAACAATTACTATTAAAGATCTAGCAAAACTTGTAGCTAACAAAACAGGCTGTAACTTAGATCCTATACATGTAGATGATAGGCCTCAAGAAGTTAAACATGCAATGTGTAGTGCAAACAAAGCAAGAGAACTTTTAAATTATAAAACAACAACTACTTTAGAAACAGCAGTTGAACACACAGTTCAATATATTAAGAACCGCGGTACAAAGCCTTTTGATTATACTTTTCCTTTAGAAATAGTAAATTCTAGGACACCCAAAACGTGGACAGACAGGTTAATTTAAATGCATTTTACTTTCGACACTTTAGACTACGGTGGTCAATTTCAGACTGTGCCAAGAAACTTAACTAACTGTAGAGATAAAAATCCATCAGGTATTTCTAGATTTACTCCTAGTCCTATAGTAATTGGATTTATGCTACACAGCGATAAGTCTGGCCATACATTTGGATCAACACATGAACGCGGCCAAATTCATGTTATTGCTACTGGTGTTGCACATGCTCCGTGGGATTGGTGCGGACCTGATAGTATAGGCCAAGGATTTAATAACGATGTTCGTAATAGAAAAAGTTTATTTGATTATCTAACTAAAAAACAACGTAAAGCATTGCGCAAGGGCGGAGCATACTTATTAATAGATCAATCTCATGAAGGGTATCAAACTAAATGGTTATGGAGTTGGTTCCATAACAATTGTAAAACTTATAATATTAATCCTAAACAAATTATATATGTTACTGGCAACTTAGATTGCACAGACCAGTATAACACTTGGGCAGACAGTTATGCATTAGAAGATAGAATATTAACAATTCCTTATCCCCATTTTGAACCTGTAATTTCTAATATATTAAACGACAACTTAGAAAAGTATCCAACATTTGAACAGCATTTAGAATACAAACTAGCTAACATAGATACTATAAAAACTTACAGTGCTTTACAAAAACGTCCAAGAGCACATCGTGCTTGGTTCTTTAAACATCTATCTGATGCTAACTTATTAGAACATGGCATAAACAGCATGAATACGTTTCGTATTGAAAATACAAATTACGAAGGTAAAATAATGACAGAGGACGAGTATAGATCTGTAATACACCAGCTACCTATGTTACCTCCAACTGTTGGAATAAAAGGATTAAAAACGTTTGCTTCAGATGATTGCGCACATTATTTAGAAAAGTTTAATGAAGAAACAATGTTAGATACATGGCTAACTGTTGTTAGTGAAGCGTCATTTGGCGAAAGCGAAAACGAATGCTTTATTAGTGAAAAGACATTTAAGCCTATAGCATGCAATCATCCTTTTATAATAGCAGGTAATCAAGGATCGTTGCATCGATTAAGAGAATTAGGATATAAAACATTTAGTCCGTTTATTGATGAAAGCTATGACAGTCTACCTACATGGCAACGAATGGCAGCAATTACAGCAGAGCTAACTAGAATAAACAATATGTCTGTCAACGAAAAAATAGAATGGTATCAAGGCATGCAGGAAATTTTAGATCATAATTATAAACTTCTAAAATTTAAGTCTCACTTTGAAAGCATATCGTCATATTCAAATATTATAGAAAAATACACTACGAGTAGGAATAATTAATGTATCAAATACAAGTTAATGAAATAAACAAAAAACTAAAGAATAATAAAAAGGCTATTATTGCAATAGGTTGCTCTTTTGTACAAGGGCAAGGTGCAGTTGATGACGAGTTATATAATACATACGAATGGAAGTATGACGAAGGCGAGCCGCTTACAATACAGGTTACGCCTAAAGAAAGAAAACGTTTAATAAAAAGGCACAGAGGCCTTGTTGGCACTGACTTTACAGGTAAATTAGATTTTACTATGATGGAGTATAAAAATTCATTTGTTAATGTACTGTGTGAAAAATACTTTGCTGGCAATTACACTCCAATTAATTTAGGAATAAGAGGATGTGGAAACCGTGCTTCGATTAAAGAATTGTATATGTATCCTGATCTTGATTTGCATAAAGCAGAGGAAATTATAGTTATATATTGCCCAAGCGGTTTGGAAAGATTTGATTTTATTAATGACCAAGCAACTGATCATTTTAATTGGAAATGTATGTGGCCTGCTGGTGACCGTGACGGGATGCCAGAGGGCGGTAGAAAGCAGTTGTGGACAGGTTATGCTGACGAACTGTCAAGTCCTAAATTTGAAATAATGGAGCAACTTGCCCACGTACAAGAGTTAATAACATGGTGCAAAGCTAATAACGCAAAATTAATAGTTACACCAGGCTTCGATAGAAGATATGATAAAGATTATTTTACAGAATGTCTATCACAGCATGTTAGTCGAAACGAAAAAGGCATGACAGTATCTAAACGTTTAGGCGGACTTATAAAAGGCGCTAGTGACAAAACACATTTAATAGATTTATTTCCATGGGACTTAATGTTTGAGCCAGACGGATATACTACTTTTATAGACTTAGTAATATCAAAAGAACTAACATTAGAAAATAAACAAGATCATTACTGTCAGTTTTTAGGCTGCGGCAGTCCAGACGGATGGATAACACCGTGTTCGCATCCTAGCCAGAAGGCGCATGATTTGTTCGCAAATCAATTATATACACATATAACTAAGGACTAACAAGATGGGCAAAAAACAAAGAAGACTATTAGAAAGGTTTAATATCCTTAGTCCCCCAGTGCAAGAACCAACCCCTAGAGAAGGACCTCTTGGAGATGATGCATTACCTTTTTATATAAATGATCCTAAAAGGCCATTTACCTTTAAACCCCAATCTGCCAAGCCTAATTTTATTCCTGAACTTGCTGGCACATTTAAAGAAATGGATGGCGACAGGTTCGAAAGTCTTGAAAAGAATAAAAAAATAAAAGAGAATAACCCTGAATGGCTCTATCATACCAAAGAAGTTAGATACACTACAAATAGAGATGGATATCGAACTTATGAATGGGATAAAGTAGATTGGCCAAACGCTATTGTAATATTTGGGTGTTCGTGTACTTATGGAATTGGTGTTGATGACGATCATACATTATCAGCATACTTAGAAAAATATTCAGGCAGACAAGTAGTTAACTTAGGAGTAGGTGGCGGCTCAAATAGTTTAATGTTACAAAACAATCTTAACTTACTAGAAAACTTTGGCACACCGTATGCTGTAGTTAACAATTGGAGTACTTCGGATCGTTTTGAATTCTTTGGTAAACATAACCCTTACCATGCAGGTCCATGGGACGGTCTACAAGTTAATGGCCCAAGACTAGACAAAGGACCAAGTGATATGATTGATATTGAACAATTATGGAAAAATACTTTTGCAGATCCGTCCCACGAAGCAGGACTTTCATTTTACGAAGGACAAATGGGCAAATGGTTATGGGAAGGTAGATGTAAATATGCCAGTATATCATTTTTTCCGGGAAGTCCCTTACATCTTGACAAACAATTTATGATTGATAATCAAGCTAGAGATTGTATTCACCCTGGTCTAGGTAATTATAAAGAAATAGCAAAATATTTATGGAAAAGGTTTAAATGAGCGATTATAACGAATCAGCAGATATTGCTGAAAATCAACTAAAACGTATTTCACCAAGTATGTGCTACGCTAAGTGGTCTCAAATGTCTATGCATTTAACTAACGGTACTACACACAGTTGTTATCATCCTCCGTTACATAAAATCGATGTTAAAGAAATAGTAGACAATCCAAGTGCGTTACATAACACTAAACAAAAAAAGAAAGAACGCAAACAAATGCTTGCAGGCGAAAGACCTGAGGGCTGTTCTTATTGCTGGAAGATTGAAGACCAAGGCGGGCGTAGTGATAGGATTTATCGCAGCGGCGAGCAATGGGCACAAAATTCTAAAACTGATATAATTGAATCGTTAGACACTGGTGACGTTATACCTCGTTATGTAGAAGTAAACTTTAACCAAGCATGTAATTTAAAATGTTCATATTGTTCTCCGCACCTTAGTACTGCTTGGGAAGAAGAGGTTACTAAGTTTGGTCCTTACAATATTATAGATAATAAAGGTAAATCTGCTCAACATAATAATATTGAGTATCTAGCAAAAGATGGACTAATGCCACTAAAGGGTAAGCAAGCAGATAATCCGTATGTAACAGCATTTTGGAAATGGTGGCCTGACTTATATAAGAAACTTGAAGTATTTCGTATTACAGGTGGTGAGCCTCTAATGGATGTTAACACATTTAAAGTACTTGACTACATCTATGAAAATCCTAACGCATGGCTAGAAGTTAGTGTAACTAGTAACTTTTGTCCTCCTAAGCCCGAGCTAATGACTAAGTTTATTAACAAACTAAAGAAATTAGAAGAAATACAAATTTGGAAAGATGATGAACGCTTTAATCCTGGATCGGGTAACAACTGGTATGTTAATATGGCATTGAAAAATGTTGCTGTGTTTGTTAGTGTTGATTCTGTAGGCGAGCAAGCTGAGTATATTAGATCTGGGTTAGACTATAGTGTTATGCAGACTAATGTAGATACATTCTTAGCAGAAACTACTAATACAACAATGACATTTATTAATACTTTTAATGCGCTAAGTGTACCTAAGTTTAAAAACTTTTTAGAATATATTCTTTCATTAAGGGCTGAATATAGCAGAGATGCCCAAGGAATCAAATATGTTCCTATACACGACCCTTACAACACACATGACGATTATGAAATACATCCGCGTCAGCGTATTTGGTTTGATATTCCGCTATTAAGAAATCCAGCATGGCAGGCAATACATATTTTACCAGAAGAATTTGACCATTACCTAGTAGATGCAATTGCATTTATGAAAGCAAATGCAAATACTGATAATTTTATAGGATTTTATGACTTTGAAATTGAAAAGGCTGAACGTAACTTAGCAGCGTTACAAGCAAGGAATTTAAGTAGTCCTGAGGCACTTGATAGAAACCGCCGCAACTTAGTTAAGTATTTTGATCAACATGACAAACGTCGAGAAACTAATTTTTTAGAAACGTTTCCTGAATTTACTGATCTTTATAATAATTACTCTTGACAAACAAACTAATAGGTGCTATAATAACACATGTATGATATTGTATTCATAAGTTATCAAGAACTTAGTGCAGATGAAAACTACGCTGCATTAAAGTTACGCTTTCCTATGGCTAAACGTGTGCATGGAATTAAAGGAATACACCAAGCACATATTAAAGCAGCAAAGAAATGTTTTACTAAGATGTTTTGGATTGTAGATGCTGATGCAATAATTATGGACGACTTTAACTTTGATTATGTTGTTCCTGATCATCAACTAGATCACGTACATGTTTGGCGCAGCAGAAATCCTATCAACCATTTAGAATACGGCTACGGCGGAGTAAAATTATTTCCAAGAAAATTAACTATTGATATGGATACAAATAAGCCTGATATGACTACAAGTATTAGTTCAAAGTTTATTGCCGTAGACGCTGTTGCAAATATTACAGCATTTAACACAAGTCCATTTGAAGCATGGCGCAGCGCATTTAGAGAATGTGCAAAATTAAGCAGTAAATCTATTGCGAGGCAAAACAATGAAGAAACTGAAGAAAGGCTTGCAGTTTGGCGGTCCAAAGGACGGGATCAAACTTATGGAAAGTATGCTATTGCCGGTGCTAATGCTGGCAGGGAGTTTGGGCTTTCTGATAATGCTGACCTTAAACTTATAAACGACTTTGACTGGCTATATGAACAATTTTCAAAACATACCATTTGAGGACATAACAAGCTTTGGACAAAAGACCTTACTAGGTACGAAATTGTTCACAGTTAGTTGGATACTTGCTAGATTTTGTAACTATAATTGCAGTTATTGCTGGCCCTATGCTCGCAGTAGCACTCCTGATCACCAAGATTTAGAAGTATATATTAAAACAATAGACAGTATTAAAGAACAAGCTAGGGCAAACGGATTTACTGACTTCCATTTTAGTTTTAGCGGCGGCGAGCCTACTGCTTATAAATACTTTGGGAAGGTTATAAACCATTACTGTAGTGATACAGCTCCTGAATACCAAAGTATCCACATGACGACCAATCTAAGCCCGGGAAGCAAATGGTGGAACAACTGGTTAGAAGCTACGAGCAGTTTACAGCGTAGAAGTATAACAGCAAGCTACCATGCGGAGTTTGCAAATGAACAGGAGTTTGGAGATAAATGTCTTCAATTAATGAAAAATAATGTATATATTACAATCAATCAAGTTATGGTCCCTGAAATGTTTGAAGAGCTTTACGAACGCCTACAGAGATTTGCCGCCAGAGGTATTAATGTTACTCTCAAGCCACAGTCCGATCCTACAGCCTCTCGTGTGGTATCCGGATATACAGACATACAACTTGACAAACTACAAGCCGGATTCCCACAAAGAATCCCAGACGAATTTAAAAAAATAATACCTTTATTGCAAGTAGAGTTACAAGACAAAGCCGGCAACAAGTACTACATAGATCAAGCTGAACGATTTAATGCCTTTGGATTCAATAAGTTTAAAGGCTGGAATTGTAATGCAGGATACCAAGGATGTGTTGTACGTGAAAATGAAGTTAAGCGCAGCTATAGTTGCCATGACGAACCCTTAGGCACGTTAGACGGCGGATTTGAGCTCTTTAAGGCGCCACGTAAGTGTATTACTCCTACTTGTGTAAGCAGTGCAGACAGTAAAATACCAAAGGTAAAGAATGAAGATTGATATTCAAGATATAAAGTTTTGGGCTGATGCTATTCGCAATAGTGAAGATCGTGACCGAACCTTAGAAAGTCTTTGGGGAGGACAACTTCAGTCTAAAACATGGCTAATTGAAACACTTGAACTAAAAACACATATTTCTAATGCTGAATGTGCTATTTTTGGAGGATGGAACGGAGTACTTGCTAGTATGATGTTTAATAGTGAATTAGGAATTAAACATATTACAAGTATAGACATTGATCCTGCATGTGAGCAAACTGCATCAACAATTAATAAGCGCCAAGAAATAGATGGCCGGTTTAAAGCAGTTACAGCAGATATGTGTGATTACGAATATACAAATGATCCATATTTTGTTATTAATACAAGTTGTGAACATATTACACCGGACCAATATAACAGATGGTTAAACAAAATACCCGAAGGTGCAAAGATAGTTTTACAATCTAATAATTATTATGAATTAAAAGAACACATCAATTGTAGTAGCAGCCTTGATCAATTTATTAAGAAGTCTAATCTAACAGATATACTTATAGCAGAAGAATTACAATTACAAAAATATAAAAGATTTATGATTATGGGAACATTTAATGTATAATTACGAAGATATAACTTCTATACATTTAGAAGTCACAACTAGATGTCAAGCAAGATGTCCTATGTGTCCAAGAAGAGTTCAAGGCGGTCCAGAACTTGACAGTTTAGATCTTACAGAAATTAGTTATCAAATGTTTACTGAATGGTTTCCTATAAGTTTTGTACAGCAACTAAAGTTCTTAAATATGTGCGGAAACTTAGGCGATCCAATTATGGCTAAAGATACGTTAGGTATAATGCAATACTTGCGTAAACACAATGCCGGAATGACCTTACAAATGCATACTAACGGGAGTGCTAGAACAGTAGATTGGTTTAAAGGTCTAGCAGACGTAGGAGTAAAAATTGTATTTGGTATTGATGGACTAAAGGATACACATGCACTATATAGAATTAGTACAGATTACGATAAAATTCTAAAGAATGCACAAGCATTTATTGATGCAGGCGGTGACGCAAGATGGGATATGTTAGTGTTCAAACATAATGAACACCAAGTAGAAGCATGCGAACAATTAAGCAAAGACATGGGATTCAAAGGCTTTAGTATTAAGCATACTACTAGATTTAAAGACGGTCAGTTAGAAGTTATTGATGATAATTATAATGTAACGCATATATTGTTACCGTCACAAAAAAGTTTAGAAATGATTGCACCGGCAGAAAAAGCTAGGAACGAATCTATGCCAACTATTAATTGTAAAGCAGTTCAAGATAAACAAATGTATATTGCCGCAAATGGAAATGTTAGTCCTTGCTGTTGGCTAGATTTAGAATGGTTACCACAACATAGTTTCTCAAGAATAGACTATATGACGAAAATTAAAGAATATCCTAATTTACACAAGTATTCATTTACAGAGATCTTTGACAACGGCTTCTTTAACAAGATTAGTAGTTGTTGGACTAGTACTGGACTTAAAGAATGTTCAAAGCAATGTGGTAGTTTTGATAAACTAAACGCACAATTTGAAAGGCATGAACATGAGTAAAACATTTTGTCCTTTACCTTGGATACATTTAGCAACACGACCTAACGGTGACGTTAGAGTTTGCTGTACTGCTAATGCATCAGGTGCTGGACTTAATGATGATAAAACAGTTGGCCTTGTTAAGAAAGACGGTATTGCTATGAATATGCGTAACCATACTATTGAAGAAGTATGGAACAGTGAGCATATGCGTAACACACGATTACAAATGCTTAACGAACAAGTTCCAGCAAGTTGCCGCAAGTGCTTTGCAGAAGAAGATAAAGGCATTGTAAGCAAGCGTCAGTGGGAGACTAAAGTATGGGAACAACGTTTAGACATTGACAATATTGTAGCTCAAACAGATGTTGATGGAAACTTACCTGTTAACATTCCTTACTTTGATTTGCGCCTTGGAAATCTGTGCCAACTAAAGTGTGTTATGTGTAGTCCACATGATTCAAGTAGTTGGATTAAAGAATGGAAACTGCAAAAGCCTAAGTATACAGATAAAAACTTAATTGCAGAACAAAGTTGGGATGAGGACTTCGATTATACTTGGTATAAGAAAGGAAGTTTCTTAGATTCAATGAAACAACAATCGCAGCACATTAAAGAATTGTATTTTGCTGGCGGCGAACCGTTGCTAATTCCAGAGCATTATGCTATATTAGAATTCATGGTTGATAATAATTATGCTAAAGATATTTGCATACGATATAACAGTAACGGATTAAAATTACCTGATAAGTTATTTGTACTATGGCAACATTTTAAGAAAATTACATTTAATTTTAGTATAGATGCATATGGTGATAAGAATGATTATATACGTTATCCAAGCAAGTGGGCTGATATTGAAAAAAACTTATATAAACTTGATACTAGTCTAGATAATATTACAATAAATGTTGCAGCAGCAGTACAATTATTAAATGTTCCGTATATACACGAACTAGCTGAATGGAAACAAGATCAAAACTTTAGTAAAGTTAATATAATGCCCTTTGGTGGCGGAATAATTAATACACATTTAGTTTACTTTCCTAGTTACTTAAATGTTAGAACATTACCTAAAGAACTTAAAGAGTTTACTAAAAATAATATTGAAAAGTTTGTCCAACGTCAGAAGTTTAATGCAGATTGGAACAACCACGCTATGGGTAAACAGCGTTGGGAAGGTATAATTAGTTATATGATGTCAGAAGATTGGTCAGATAAGTTGCCGCAGTTACAAGACTATTTACGAGTATTAGATGAAACAAGAGGAACAGATTTTACAAAAGTCTTTCCAGAATTAAGGAGTTTAAAAAATGGATAACCAACAACAAGAACGTGCATTGCTTTGGAATAGCCTATGTAATATGGGAGACATGGTAAAACTAAAACTAAAAGTTGATGGACACAGTCTTGTACAACAACTAGAGAAGTTTGAAGATAACTGGTGTCCTTATAATCAAAAGAAAGATACGCACAATAATCGCTGGGGATTACCTGTTACAAGTCATACAGGTGATGTAGCAGAGAATTGGCATTTAAATAGCTTTGGCCACATGCAACGGTATCACGATGTTAAGATGAAAGAAGAAGACTTTACAACACCAACAGAAGTGTACAAGGCTATTCCGCAACTTGCTAGTTTAGTAGATATATTTGCTCCAGACCTCGGGCGTGTACATTTACTTAGAGTAGATGCCGGAGGATTCTTTCCACCACATAGAGATTATCCTGGAGCAGGTCCAGAATATTTTAGACTGTTATGCACATTTGGTAAAGCCCAGCCAGAGAACTATGCACACATACTTGATAAACAGTTAATTTATCCTGATCCAGAATATGTACATTTTATTAACTTCCAAAAAGAACATAGTGTGTTTAGTTATACTGATGGATTACATTCATTAATACTTACAGTTAAACTAAATCAACGTACACATGATTTAATTATTAAACACAGCATGAGCGAATGAAGTTAACCTACCAAGACAAAACAAAAGAAGATTGGTTTCTTGTTAGCTGGACATTAAGCAACAAATGCAACTATCGGTGTTCATATTGTCCAGACCACTTACACAGTGGAAGTACTGGACAGCCTCGATGGGATACTGTTGAACGTTTTGTTAAAGGATTTAAGCAACCTAAAAAGAATATATGTTACCGACTAAGCGGAGGCGAGCCAACATACTGGAAACACTTTACTGATCTTGCAAAGTTAGTTAAACAGCAAGGACATACGTTTACTTTCTTAACTAACGGAAGCCATACTGTAGAATACTATAAAACTATTTCTGAGTTTTCAGATGGATATATTATTTCGTATCATCCAGAATATGCAGACATAAATCATATAATGGAAGTTATACAAAACTCTAATTGCCCTGTGTTTATTAATTTAATGTTAGCACCAGATAACTTTGAACAAATGTTTAATGTTGCAGAAGCATTATATAACTGTTCTGACAATGTTGCAATATGGCCAAAGATTATTCTTGACAAATCAAATATTGATGCTATAACTAATACACCTTACAACTATTCTCAAGAACAATTAGATACAATAAAGAAATGGCCTTTCTTTAGACCATTGCCTGATAGTAATCTTCATAGAGGAGGATTACTTTTAGATGATAAACCAGTAACAGCAAATGATTTAATTAGTACTGATCGAAATAAATTCCAAGGTTGGAAATGCTGGGCAGGACTGCATATGATTAACATTGATATGTGGGGAAACATGTATAGAGCTGATTGTCAAGAAGGCGGTCCTTTAGGAAACATTGAACGCTATAAATTACCAAAAGAAACTATTATTTGTGGCAAACAATCTTGTGCATGTTTAAGTGATATCTATTTAAGAAAAGAGACTGCTTAGTTCAGGGCATACATCATGTATACTTGTATTCCTAATACTATCTAATTTATTTGTATAATTAATAAACGCAGCTAATTGTTTATCATTCTTAACGTGTTTATAATTAGTGCCATTTAAAATATGTTGAGGTAAAATTGTAGGATTAAGATATGCTGGTGTTGTTACAACATTAGTTAAATATATTTCGTAATTGTCTTTTTTAACACTATCAAACCATGTTTGCATTTCTTGTAGATGACAAACATTATATGTCATTACAGTACCAGCAAAAATAACACGATCCATTTTATTAAAATGTTCTAAGTTCTCTACAAGTTGTTGAAACGGAAAGTTTTCGCCGCCACGAATATATTCGTATAGTTTACCAGTTCCTTCAATACTAATATGCCATTTAGTTTCTTTAAACTGTAATGCAAGTTTGTCAAACTCCTCATCAACTACAGTTCCATTAGTGCTAATATCAAGTGTAATGTTTTTAGCAAGACCTAAATTAATTAGATAATGCATAATTAATTTATTAGCAGGCTCCATATAAGGCTCACCGCCTTTAATGTTTACGTATTGTAAATTTTTAAAATACTCTGGATAATCAAATAATCGATCAATTATGCTGCTAGGCACAACTCTATAACCAAATTCTGGATCATGAATAGGACGATCAATTCCCATGCCTGATAATTTTATATCTTCTTTAACCCATGCTGTAGAGTTAATGCCGCTGCACATTCTACATTTTAAGTTACACAAATTGCTCATATTAAATTCTAAAAAATAAATGTCGTTTTTATTTTTTGATTCTTCTTTAACAATAGGATTAAGAACTTGTTCAAAAAACTTACGTCTACTGTGACCATTAACTTTTTCTTTCTTAACACATTGTATACAGTTACTTGGCAAACTACCTTGTTCAACAATTTGTTGTGTAGCAATTAATCCAGGATCCTTAAAGATCTCTGGTAATGTATTTTTAAGTAAATTGCCGTGCCTGCCAGTGTATACGCAATCAGGAACAACATCGCCGTTGAATCTAATACTTAAAGCATGTCGAGGAGCTAAACAACTCATAATTTA